AGATCTGGATCTAGTGGATCTACAGGAACCTCTGGTAGTTCTGGTTCAACTGGCTCTTCAGGCAGTAGTGGATCAACTGGAAGTTCAGGTTCTAGCGGCTCTACAGGGACTAGCGGTTCTAGTGGAAGTACAGGAACCTCTGGTAGCAGCGGATCAACAGGATCTTCCGGTACATCAGGTTCTACCGGTACTAGTGGGTCTTCGGGCTCTTCTGGTACATCAGGAAGTGCAGGATCTTCTGGTGCTGCAGGTACTAGTGGATCGGCAGGTACATCAGGTACTTCTGGAACAGGCTTTAACACTATAACCAATGCTGTTGACAACAGAGTACTTACTTCATTGGGTACAACTAATACAGCGAATGCTGAGGCTAACTTAACATTTGATGGTAGTACTCTTACTGTAACAGGTAACATATCTTCCACAGGAAACATTACAGCCAATACTTTAGTAGTCCAAACAGTATCATCTTCTGTAATATACAGTAGCGGAAGTAACGTATTTGGTGATAGCATAGTAGATACTCATACATTCACAGGAAGTGTTGTCATAACCGGCAGTCTTTCTTTAGTATCCGCTACATTAGATTACAATCAGAACACTTCAGTAGCAGTGGGAGGTTATCAAGTTGTAGCATCTGAAGCAACTGGATCATTCCGTGCAGCGTTCTTTGATTATGTAGCATTCAGCGGATCTATAGCAAGGGCAGGTACTGTTTACTCTACATGGGGTGGAAGTTCTATAGAATGGTTTGAAACCTACACTGCTGACGTAAACGGATCTACTTCTGGAGTAATATTGCAAGCTGCTTTGAGTTCTACTAGCGTGCAACTACAAGCATCTGCATCAAACACACTATGGACTATTAAATCACTTGTAAGATTAATATAACATGGCGTTTTACAGAGGACCAAATATTGTAACGAATGGATTAGTACTGTCACTAGATGCAGCGAATACTAAGTCGTATCCCGGTAGTGGTACCGTTATAGGAAGTTTAACAGGGGGAAATCTATCAGGATCTTTGCTTAACGGAGCAAGTTTTGATACTACCTATGGAGGTTCTATAAACCTTGATGGAGTTGACGATGCTCTTAACATACAATACTTTAACTTGTCTTCTCAATCTTTTGCAGTTGACATATGGTATCAACCGGGACAGAACACTGAAAATTTAAGAGGTATTATATCATGCGCAGATCTCTGGTCTGGCCCGCCTAGCCCAGGGTGGGGAATTGGATTTTCATTGTCTAATAATAATGCTTTAAACTATGGAATTATAGATAGTGATAGAAATATAAAAATAAGACCGGGAACTGTAATTATAGAGGCAAACAAACCTCATAATATATCATTAGTAAGAAATAACATTACACAAACATGTAATTTTTATGTTAACGGAGATTTAAAAAGATCAGACCATCTTCCAGTATCTTGTTCTTTATCTGGGAACAGAACTGTCATTTCTAGTGCAACCTGGCTATATAGTCCTGCTGCATTAGGAAAAATATTTTCAGTTAAAATATATGATAGTGTAAACTTGTCCAATGAAGATGTTTTTAGAAACTATAACGCACAAAAATCAAGATTCGGATTATAAAAACAAAGTTGTATGGGATTTGCAAATGGACCAGTATACTCAACAATAACAACAGCAAAAGAGCTGTATGATACTTACCCTGCCACAAGAGGGCAGGATGGCATATATCTACTTTACCCAGATAGAATACAAACAGGAAGAAGAGTTGCTGTATATTGTGATATGAATACTGCTGGGGGTGGATGGACTCATGTTGGAACAATAAGCGATAGTGGAGGAACCTCTAACGATGCTACTGCTTTCCCCTGGGGAGCTCCACTCAACCCTACTCAAAATACGGGGATATGGCAGGATACAACTACATTAAATGGAGATTACCCCATTTTTACTACTAACTATAAAAATCTTATTTGGTCTACAGGAAGGTTTACTCAAATAATGATAAAAGATCAAGGAGATACTCGCCGTAATTTACTATATACAAACTCAGGTCAAATTACAGCTAACACTTCATCACTAGCTACTTGGTTTGGTTCACTATCTTGGGCTGCTTTAGGATCAGAAGGATCAAGTACATCTTATGCAAATAATAGGGTAACAGGACTTTCTATTACAAACTTTGGAATAGCAGACCCAGCATTAGATTCTGGTAACAAAACAATACTTTTATTCAAGTTTGGAGAAGCAGACGGTGCCCAAGATGGTAATAAAGACCGATCAATGATTGCATACCATAGGCACAATCAAGCGGATAACGTAGATTCACCTGCTGGTTTGGGAACATTTACAAATAGAAGTGGTACCATAGATTATAGAAACATAGTGCCATTTGCTCAGTGGCAGGATTGGCCGCCAACAACAATTACAGGAGCTCCGTATAATTACTCTATTTGGATAAGATAAATAATATATAACTATGGGAATATCAGGTGGACCAAATATATTAGGAGATGAAAATTTAGTGTTTATCTACGATATAGCAGACACAGAGAACTGCTATTTAGGTGAGCCCACTACTAATTTGGCCTCATTTAATATAGCTTCTTCAGCATTTAATACAGACACGCCTGGAAATCTTACACAAACTGCAAATAGCTCAGAAGCAACATTTAAAGGGAGGCTATCTAGAAAAATGGTAGTAGGTAGTGGCTATTGGAATGCGTATGTTTATGGGTACAATACAGGAATTAGCAGTACTAATTTTGCAGTTTCATATAAAATAAAAACGTCAGATAATTCTCACCCAAACACGGTCGTAGGTGGTGGGTATATATATGGTTCTGCTGGAAGTTTTTTTCCTAGTCCTACATTTACATCAATAGGTGATGGGTGGTACTTGGCTACTATGCTATATAGTGGAACTTCTATGACTCTCAACTCATTGACTGGAATGAATGGCAATGGACCTAAAACATTCTATATAGTAGACTATCAAGCAGAAGCAAAATCTAATTCTACTCCATATGCTGGAGTTTCTGGAACACGATCTATATCAGGATCTTTATTTGATATAAGTCCTAATAGAAATCTTATTACTCTAACTAATATGTCCTATATCAATGGTCAGCCGTCTTTTGATGGAACAGATGACTACATTAATTTATTAACAAATATACAATCAGGATTTACAGCTGCCACATATGAGTTTGTATGCTATCCTACATCAATACCCGGTACAGGAGCTTATGGACAACTTTACATTCAAGAAACCAGCACATGGATAGCTTTATATAATCCTTCTGGAACTCCTGCTTTTGGTATAGATTTAAATAACGGTGCTGGGTGGTTTGATAATAATGGAGGATTTAATACAGGCGCTAGAACTACAAGTACTATTACTGCTAACAAATTTTATCACTTGGTTTTTTCTTGGTCTTCTTCAACGGTTTCCGTTTATTTAAATGGAAGTTTACAAAGCACAGTTAGTACTTTACAAGCTGCAAATGGAAGACAGAATGTTAGTACTTTAGGAATAGGAACTACAAGTAGAGGTATAGGATCAAGATTTAGTGGGGCATCTTCTAATTTTGTAGGATCCATACCACTTATTAGATTTTATAATAAAGGTCTATCTCCCCAAGAAGTGTATAATAATTATATCATACAAAAAGCAAGATTTGGTTTATAATGGCAACAGAATTTGCATTTGGTAAAATAGCAACAAACGGACTAGTGTTATCACTAGATGCCGCTGATAGAAACTCATATCCCGGTAGTGGAAATGCTTGGAGAGATTTATCTGGCAATGGAAATACCGGTACATTAACTAATGGCCCTACTTTTAGTAGTGCTAATGGGGGGAGTATTGTATTTGATGGTACTAATGACTATGTAACAGCCCCTAACAATACATTATTAGATACCCAAACCCTAACTATGGAAAGCTGGAATTACCCAGCATCTGTGTTTCAAAATGGATTTTTATTTGAAAAAGGAGCTGTTAATACACAGTACAGTAATTTTTATAATAGTGATGGAACTTTTTATTTTAGAACTATAGGACTAAGTAGTCAGGATTTAACGTTTTATGCTCCCAGCCATATTACAGTAAACACTTGGAATCATATTGTTTGCACTTATGCAAGTGGGGTAAAAAGTATATATCTAAACAGTGTTTTAATAAGCCAAGCAACTTCAATCACGGGAACAATAAGCATTAATTCTACCGGTTTGTATATAGGAGCTTACGGTCCCGGAAGTGCTTATTTTTTTAATGGTAGAATAGCAGTATCTAGATTTTATACTATAGCATTAAATGTTCAACAAATAAGACAAAACTATAACGCACAAAAAGCAAGATTCGGATTATAATGGCAACGATAGGAGGATCAAATATTGTAACTAGTGGATTGGTATTATCATTAGATGCTGCTAATAGAAATTCATTACCATCATCTCCAACAGTTAATTTGGTTTCAAATCCAACATTTTCAGGCAGCAATAATACTCAAATACAAGCTATAACTTCTAACTGGGTTTTTTCAGGAGATGATGGACCTAATGGGTTCAGATTTTACACAGGATCTATAGCAGGGGTAACTCCTTTATTTCCTGGAGAAGGAATGATAGCAACTTTAGGTCCTAATACTGTTCCAAATAACAGAAGGATATATTATCAGGGAGGAGCACAAGCTAATACTACATATACACTTTCATTTTATTATTATATGACTGGTTCTTTAATACCAGGGGATCTTGTTCTTATAATTGAATATTCAGGATCAACTAATGTTAAAGCAACTTATTATCCTTTAACTAGCGCATCTTTAAATACTTGGATTAGAAATGAAACAACATTTACTACTACAACTAGTTCAACTGGAATTACCAATTGGGGCCCTGTAATGAGTTTTAATGCCACTACAGGTTTATTTATGCAGAGGCTTCAAGTGGAAAAATCTCCCTATGCAAACGAGTTTGTAACAGGTTCTAGATCATTAGTATGGAATGATTTATCCCTAAATAGTAATGCGACTTTATTATCTTCCTCTGTTTTTGCGTCCGTACCCAGATTTAATTCACTAAATGAAAACGTATTAAATTTTGATGGAATCGGTAGTTATGCTACTGCTACTTCTACATGGAGTTATTTGAGCTCAAGTGCCCTTGAATGTGTGTTTAAAACTAACACTGTTTCTGGATTTAAAACTATTTTTGGATACGCCCATAATGAAGGATACTCAGCACCAACTATAGGATCAATTTATTTAAATGGAAGTGCTTTAGCAGCTAGTGTGATTACTACAACACAAGTTTATAGAGGAGTAACAGCTTCTACTACTATAGCTACAAATAAATTTTATCATGTAGTACTAAATAAAAATGTTAGTACAGGTATATTAGATATATATGTTAATGGAGTTTTAAATGGAACACAAACATTCGACTCTGCATCTTATGCTCAATGGCCTATATTAGGAAATTATATAGGATCTAATGTTTTAGATATAGGTAGGAGTAGTAATACAAATGTAAGTCAAGGATGGGCAACATCTATACTTAGCGGGTCTATACCGATAGCTAGAATATATAATCGCACTTTATCAGCATTAGAAGTAGAACAAAACTATAACGCATTAAAATCAAGATTTGAATTATAATGTTTACAGGACCTAACATATCAACAGACGGATTAGTTTTATCATTAGATGCTGCTAATAGTAGATCTTATCCTGGTTCAGGTACTACATGGACTGATATGTCTGGAAATAACAATAATGGTACTTTAACTAACGGACCCACATTTAATTCTGCTAATGGAGGTTCTATTGTATTTGATGGTTCAAATGATTTTGTTACTTTAGGTAACCAATCTGTATTAGGATTTACAAACGGCATTTTTAGTGTAGAAGCGTGGGTTTATATTCCTAATTCTTGGACAGCCGGAAGTCAATATCCAAATTTAATAAGTAAAGGAGCTACCGCAGGATGGGATACTGATGGATGGTCTTTATTTCTTTTTAGAGATTATCCTAGTGCTGGACAGTATACGTGGGGATGCGGTATAAGAAATAATACTACAGCTAATATAATTCCACGTTATAATTGTCAATCAAATATTTGGTTAAATGTAGTAATGACACTAAATAGTAGTTCAATTATTTTATATGAAAATGGAGTACAAGTAAGTTCAGGAACACAAACTATAAATCCCGCATCAAATTCAACAAGTGTATATATAGGTGCAGATGTAAATTTACAATGTTTCCCAGGTAGAGTAGCTAGTTGTAAGTTATATAATCGAACACTACCAGCTTTAGAAATCCTACAAAATTACAACTCATTAAAATCACGCTTTAATTTATAAACTATGTCGTACGAAAACAGAGAATTCATGATCTTTAATGTATCTGAATTAGATACAATTAACTTCAACGAAGTATTAGAAACATCAGCTGACACAGTAAGAAAGTCAGTAGATCAGACAAAAACATTTGTCAAGTGGGATGGAGTAACAATTCCACCATCAGTAGAGGCTTTAACAACAAAAGAAGGTCCCTATACCTACGAAGAAATATTAGCAATATTAGCTACTCCTGAGTGGACTGATCCTAACCCATTACCATAATCTGTTATATTTATTACTGATCCTTTTGGATAATGAAAGAAGGAGATATCTATGGCAAATGAATTCAAAGTCCGCAAAGGACTCGTAGTAAACGGGTCTGGATCCACTATTTTAGATGTACAAGGTTCCCAAGGCCAACTTTTTTCTGTTACAGATAATCTGTCAGGATCTTTATTTGCCGTAAAAGATATCTCCGGTATTCCAATATTAGAAGCATTCTCAAACAATATAATAAGGTTGGGAACTTTCAACAGAGAACCTGTTGTAGTTTCTGGGAGTTTTGCTTTTATAACAGGATCATTATTAGGAACAGCTTCTTTTGCTACATCTGCTTCTTTTGCTGTAACAGCTTCTTGGGCTTTAACCCCCGCAGGTAGTTCCGGTACGTCAGGCACCTCTGGAGCTAATGGTTCTAGCGGTTCTACAGGAACATCTGGTAGTTCAGGGAGTAGTGGATCAACAGGTACATCAGGTTCTACAGGAACTTCAGGTAGTAGCGGTAGTACAGGTACATCAGGTTCTAGTGGCACTAGTGGAGCCAATGGCACATCAGGATCTTCAGGAACTAGCGGGTCTGCCGGATCTTCTGGTTCATCAGGAACCTCAGGTGCAAACGGCACATCTGGCAGCTCCGGTACTTCAGGGTCTTCAGGATCTAGCGGTACTCGTGGCTCCTCTGGTAGTTCAGGATCTACTGGATCTAGTGGCAGCACAGGATCTTCTGGTTCATCAGGAACCTCAGGTGCAAACGGCACATCTGGATCATCTGGTAGTACTGGCACCTCTGGTTCTTCTGGTACCTCAGGAGCTAATGGTACTAGCGGATCTTCGGGATCAACAGGTACTTCTGGATCTTCCGGATCTAGCGGTACTAGTGGAGCTAACGGAACAAGTGGTAGTTCTGGATCAACAGGTACCTCTGGTTCATCAGGTACATCAGGTTCTTCAGGATCATCTGGTACAAGAGGTTCATCTGGTTCTTCCGGTTCTACTGGAAGTAGCGGTAGTACAGGAACTAGCGGATCTAGCGGTACAAGTGGCGCAAATGGTGCTAACGGCTCTTCAGGAACATCAGGATCATCAGGTACCTCTGGTTCATCAGGTAGCTCTGGAACAAGCGGGGCTAACGGATCTAGTGGCACATCTGGCAGTTCTGGTACATCAGGTACAGGATTCAATACTATAACAAATGCTGTTGATAACAGAATACTAACTTCTCTCGGTACAAGCAATACTGCTAACGCAGAAGCAAATCTTACGTTTGACGGTTCTACATTAAACCTTGTTGGTGGTTTAGTAGCCACAGGAAATATAACAGCTAATACTTTAGTAGTACAGACGGTCTCATCTTCTGTAATCTATAGTAGCGGAAGTAACATATTTGGAGATAACACAGCAGATATCCACAGATTTACTGGATCAGTGTTTATAAATGCTTCTGGATCTAATGTGTTTACAGTTGATGGAGTTTCTGGAAGATTATTCCAAATAGATGATTCACTTTCTGGATCTTTATTTTCAGTAAATACAGCTGCTGGTCTCCCTGTCATAGAGGCATTCTCTGACAATATAGTTAGAATAGGGCAGTTTGGACAAAGAGCGTTATACGTGTCTCAGTCAAGAATTGGTATAGGAAAAGAAGGCCCACTAAACACAATATTAGATGTTAGTGGAAGCGTATCAGTAACTGGATCTTTCAATGTAAATTTATCATCTAACTCACTACTCAACTACGTTGTAGTAGATACAGGTAGCGGACAGTTCTTTTTTAGGTCTACCACTACAAATACATCAGGCACTTCCGGAAGTTCAGGAACCTCTGGTTCATCAGGCAGTTCTGGTTCTACAGGAACTTCTGGATCAACAGGTACCTCTGGTAGCAGTGGCAGTACAGGTACTAGTGGATCATCTGGTTCTACCGGTACATCAGGATCTAGCGGTTCATCAGGCTCATCTGGAGCTAATGGTAGTTCAGGTACTTCTGGATCATCAGGTACCTCAGGTGCAAATGGTTCAAGTGGAACATCTGGCACTTCTGGATCTTCCGGTACTAGAGGATCTTCGGGTTCTTCTGGATCATCTGGATCAACTGGTACAAGTGGATCAACAGGTACCTCTGGTAGTAGTGGATCAAGCGGATCTACTGGTAGTTCAGGTACTTCAGGAGCTAACGGAGCTAATGGTACTTCTGGCAGTAGTGGCACTTCGGGCGCTAACGGTGCAAACGGAACTTCAGGTTCAAGTGGCACCTCTGGTGCAAACGGAGCTAATGGTACTTCTGGCAGTAGTGGTACCTCAGGAGCTAATGGAGCAAACGGTTCTTCAGGAACATCAGGTGCAAATGGAGCAAATGGTACCTCAGGTTCAAGTGGCACATCTGGTGCAGCAGGCGCCCCAGGTACTTCAGGTTCATCCGGTACATCGGGTGCCAACGGAGCTAACGGAACTTCAGGTAGTAGCGGTACTAGTGGAGCAGCTGGAGCTAATGGTACATCTGGATCTTCGGGTACTTCAGGAGCTAATGGCGCAAATGGAACTAGTGGTAGTTCAGGCACCTCTGGTGCAGCTGGAACGTCAGGCTCTTCAGGTACTAGCGGAGCAGCAGGTGCCCCTGGAACTAGTGGATCTAGTGGAACTAGTGGCGCAGCTGGGGCTCCTGGTACATCTGGCAGTTCAGGCACAAGTGGAGCCAATGGTGCAAATGGAGCTCCAGGAACTAGTGGCTCTTCTGGCACTTCTGGTGCAAATGGAGCTAGTGGAGCTCCAGGAACTAGTGGCTCTTCCGGTACTTCAGGCTCATCAGGTTCAACAGGATCATCTGGCTCAACTGGTTCTTCAGGATCAACTGGATCATCAGGATCAACAGGCTCATCTGGCTCTTCTGGTTCAGCAGGTACTTCAGGAGCTAATGGTGCATCTGTAGCAGGTCAAATTATATTAACAGCGGGTGGCGGTTGGCCTTCAATTACAGCTGGTGCACAATCTCCAACACTAACAGCAACAGCAACAAATGCAGTAAACTTTTACTCACAAACCTTTGCAAACTGGGCAATGCCTATGCCATCAGATTATAATGGTGGTACAATAACTGCAGTATTCTATTGGATGTCAAATAACGCATCAACAAACTCTGTTGTTTGGGGATTCCAAGGAAGAGCATACGCTGATTCTGATTTGATAGACCAAGCTTTTGGTACTGCTCAAACAGTTACCGATGCTAACCAGGCTACGAGAGACGTGAATATATCTGCAGCAACAGCGGCAATAACACTAGGGGGTACCCCAGCAGCTAGTAATTTTGTGCAATTTAGATGCTATAGAGATGGTGCGGCAGGTGGTGATACATTAGCGGCGGTGGCTGAATTATTAGCAATTAGAATAACTTATACAAGAGCATAATTATGGCATTTGGTTACGCACAAGGTGCAATTCAATGGTTAACAAGTGATGCTTTAAATGCAACTAAAGTTGTTACTAATTTAGGATTTAGTCCTAAAGCGATTAGATTTTATTGGATGGGGCACCAATCTGCTACAGATTCTTTTACTCAAACAGTATCTGAAAGAAGAGGTATTGGTTTTTGTAGTAATGCAACTACAAGAAGAGCAGTTGGTACATTTAGTGCTGATAACGTAGCAGACTCTGATTGTGGTTCAGTTGCTGCAAACGATTGTGTTTGTATCACAGTTAATGGTACAGGTGCCATAGATGGTAAATTAGACATTAGTAGTATAGATGTAAATGGATTTACTCTAATAGTAGATGACGTTACTCCTGCTAACTTAACAATATTTTATGAAGCATGGGGTTTAGATGATATACAACAAGTTACAATTGGTGATATTGCAGAACCAGCAGCAACAGGAACCCAAAACTATACTGCTAATGGGTTTAATTCTAGAGGAGACAATCAATGTGTAATGTTTGCAGGAGTACAATCTACAGCAGCATTAAATACAGGACAAGTGAATGATTCTGGTTTATGTGTAGGAGCATCAACAGGAACTGCAACTGCTCAAAATATTGTGGTTGTTGGTAATTCTGATGATGGGTCAGCTACTATGGATACAGATGGATATGCACGTGCTAGTGAATGTTTAGCAATGATAGTTGTTGCAGGAGGTAACCCAAATGCAAGGGCTGTATTATCAGCTTTTGGTACAGACCAATTTACACTTAACTGGACTAATCTAGGTACAACAAATAGAAGATATATTTATATGGCTATTAAAGGTGGAGGTTGGCAAGCGGGTTCATACACTATACGACAAGATTCTGGTAGAACGGCAGCAGTGACTGGACTTCCTTTCAATCTTAAAGGTATATCATTTATGGGAGCAATGAAGACTCAAGCAGCAGCAGGTACAGCAACAGCTCAAGATAGAATTGGTTTAGGTAGTGCATCTGGTTTAACTACTAGACAAGCTATGGGTGTTTTAGATGAGGATGCTACAGCATCTTCAGAAATAGATTTAGCTATATCGTATGATAGTATATCCTCATACCCAAGTACAACAGGTACAGAACAAGCAAGGCAAGATATGGACATTTTTGGATATAATAACTTCCAGGTAATAAATGAAATTGATGCTGGTGGTCCTGAAAACGAATGGATGGGTTATTTAGCATTTGGGGCTACAAAATTACCTATGCAAGGTACAATAGGTCATCCGTTTATAATTTAAAAATATAATAATATGAGTTACACTACAAACGATTTTATTTACATTAGTACAGAATTAACAGGAGAAGAATCTATTAAAATTGTTACTTTTGAGTATATGAATTTTCTTTATTATGTTAGATGTTTTGAAAACATAATTCAATTTATTAAAGGACAAAGACATAGTGAACTATTAACAAACGGAGAAGTTCCAACTCCTGAACAACATATAGAACACGATCTTAGAAGAGAGTTATATAATGGAGATAGACAGCCACTCCAAGAATGGTTAGATACTAATAATTACTAATAATTTTAATTTGGTTATTTAAATTTTTTTACTTATATTTATATATAAATAACAATGAAACTTATTTACAATTGGAATTTTAATCCACAGATAGAAAATCAAATTAATCCACCAATATTAATTCAACAAGCCCCTTGGTTATAAAAATTTAAATAAAAGTGATAGATCCAAAAGAAATTTGTGTTCTGGTTTCATATAATGAGACTTATGCTCCTTTAGCTGAAATTAGTGTAAAAAATAATATAAATAAGTATTGTGAATTACATGGATATCATCTTTGGGTTGATAGATTAGAAGATCATGTAAGAGAAGATAAACCAATGGCTTGGCAAATTTCTTACCGTAAACTTCAAGCAGCTAAAGAAATATTAAAAAATAATAATTTTAAATGGTTAGTTTATCTTGATACAGATTCATTAATCATGAATTCTAGTATTAAATTAGAATCTTTTATTGATGATAGTTATTCTCTTATAGCACTAAACCACCAAGTGTATCCCTCAGATAATCCAATTACATCTGTAGTAGGGTTACATAATGTAATTATAAGTCACTTTTTTGTTAAAAATAATGAGGATGGGTTAAACATTTTAGATGCTTGGTTAGAAAATGAAGGATGGCCTGAAAATTTACCCATTACAGAATGGGATCTTGAGGGCAGACAAATGAGAATACTTATAAATAATTCAAAATATACTTCTAAAATTAAAGCAATTGATGAAGGAATATTTAGTCGTTTTTGGTATTCTAGTAATCCATTTTTAAATTTTAATTTTAAAGGATTTTCAAATAATTATTTTCGACCTGGTGATTTTATAGTTCATGTTGTAGGATATGAGGTTGAAGAAAGAACTAAAATATTAAGTGATCTAAATTATTTTTCCGATTTATCAAAATAACAATAATATGTACGTAGTATTAAAACAATTTATCCCCGGTAATGACCAAATTTGGGTAGCTAAACTAACTCCAGATGATCCTGAATATATCTACCCAACAGAACAAGAAGCAATAGATAAAGCAGCTGAATTACAAGCTACGGATCCTGATGGAAGACATTATAAAGCAGCACCCTACGGAGAAATTTAATATAATTAAATTTAGTTATGAAAGTTTTGTTTATAGCCCCCCACTTATCAACAGGCGGAATGCCTCAATACCTTTACAAACAAATAGAAGTTCTCTCTGAGAGCTGTGAAGTTTGGTGTATAGAATGGGATAATGTTACTGGTGGAGTATTAGTAGTTCAACGAAATCGTATTGCCAATTTGTTGGGTAGTAAATTACTTACTCTAGGAGAAAAAAGAGAAGACTTATTTTCCTTTATTAAAACTATTAATCCCGATGTAATTCATCTTCAGGAAATACCTGAAATGTTTATGCCTTACAATATAGCCTCAAGACTATATAATTCAAATAGAAAATACACTATCGTTGAAACATCACACGACTCTAGTTTTGATATAAATAACAAATTACACTTCCCAGATAGATTTGCAATGGTAAGTCAATATCAAGTTGATGCTTATCAACCATTAGGTATTCCTTGTGATTTAGTAGAATATCCAATTGAATATCACAAACGTACTAAAACTAGAGAAGAATTATTAAATGAATTAGGTTTAGATCCAAATAAAAAACACGTTATAACTGTTGGTTTATTTACATCAAGAAAAAATCAAGCCGAAGTAATAGAATATGCTAGACAACTTCAAAACTACCCTATTCAATTTCACTTTATTGGTAACCAAGCAGATAATTTTAAATATTATTGGGAACCATTAATGAAAGACTTTCCATCAAATTGTAAATGGTGGGGAGAACGAAATGATGTTGATACATTCTATCAAGCAGCCGACTTATTTCTATTCACCTCTAGAGGCCACGCTACAGACAAAGAAACAATGCCATTAGTAATTAGAGAGGCAATTAGTTGGCAAGTTCCTTCTTTAATCTATAATTTGGACGTATATTTAAATTACTTTGATAAACATAAAAATATTGAGTATTTAAATTTTAGTAGTAAAGAAAACAATATAAAAACAATATTAAGTAAATTAAATATAAATAAAATGACATTTTTTGATGTTTGGTATGATAAATCTGATAATAAAATACTTTTTAAATCTCCTATTAAACAGGAAAATATTACAATCTCTATAAAAGATTTTGATTCAGATTCAGTTATATGGGCAACTAAATATGATATTATTCCATCAAATTCTGAATGTTGGATTATACCAATTCCTAAAGTTCATTTAGATTTTGAAACAAATCCTTTTATAGGAGGTTTAAAAGTAGATTTTTACCAAAATGATAAAGTTATATTTAGTAAAGAAATAAAAATAAAAGAAATTTTTATAGAAAAACCTAAATTAAATATAAAAAACTATACAGAACCTACTTATATAAATTATATTGAATTTTTCGTAGATAGGATATATGACAAATATCTAATAATGAAAGATTATGATGTAGTAGTTGATGTAGGAGCTAATATAGGATTATGGATAGAATATATAAGAAATATATCAAATCCTAAAAAAATATATGCTATAGAACCAAATAAAAAAGCATTAAAAATACTTCAAGAATCTTTTTTAGATACTAATATAGAAATAGTAGATAAAGCTTTATCTGATATAGATGGAGAAATGGAATTTTTTATAGATGAAGATGTTTCTACAATATCTTCTTTTATAAAACATGGTTCTTTAAATAATTCATATAAAGTAAATACTATTAGTTTTAAAACATTTATTAAATCTTATAATATAGAAAAAATAGATTTATTAAAAGTTGATATAGAATCTGGAGAATATCCTTTATTTGAATCTTTACAAAAAGAGGATTTTGATAAAATAGAAAACATACTATTAGAATATCATCTAATTGCAGGAAAAACATATGATGATGTTAAAAAATTAAAAACAAAATTAATTAACTTTGGTTATCATTTAAAAGTTAGAGATATGCATTCTATAGGAGGATTTATATTTGCAAGTAAAGTCCCTCTAGAAGAATCAATAGATAGCACCAAATTAAAACAATTCCTAGACACCAACCCAGCACCTAATAAAAGAGATTTAGCATCTCTTGTAAATAGAATGTTCCCTGAAGGTAAAGGAGTAGAAATAGGAGTGTTAAGAGGAGATTATTCTAAAATAATCTTAGAAAGATGGCATAAAGGAACTTTATATTTAATAGATGCTTGGAGACATATAGACGAGTATATTGATTTAAATGGTCGAGATGATCAATACCATTATGATTGTTTAATTCAAACTTGCAAAAACATAAAACCATGGCAAGATAGAGCACATATTTTAAGAATGGATAGTTCTTTATCTGTAAATATGTTTCCCGATGAGTATTTTGATTTTATTTATATAGATGCAGATCATTCCTATGAAGGTGTAGTTAAAGACTTAGAAGCTTGGTGGCCTAAAATTAAAAAGGGAGGTCTATTTTGTGGGGATGATTACATCCCAGATGATGGAGATATTTGGCTTATTGTAGGAGATAAAAAAGAATATGCAGGTAAATTTGGAGTAAGAAAAGCTGTAAATGAATTTATAGCAAAGAAAGATTTGACCCTATACGAAACTACAGATGAGCCTTATTGGAGACAATGGTATACTTTTAAACCTTTTTAATTATGGTTTTTTTTCTATACAGTAACAAAGCATATGAACACCAAGCAATAGGGTGTATAAAATCATTATCTAATAAAATTACAGATGATGTAAAAATAGTATATTATACTATTGGATTTGATAGTGATTTTGAATTTAAAAATTTAACTAAAATTCCATTTCCTCTTAAAGACCACTACCCTTCATTTTATTATTATAAGGCAGAATTATCATTACTTACAATGGATTTGTTTCCTAATGAACATTATATGTTCTCTGACACAGATATATTATATTCTAAAAAGTTTTCTTTTGATAATTTAAAACATGATTTGCCATATCCTAAAGCAAGTTTTGGGCCTCATGAATATCCATTTATGTGGGAAGTAGACGATAATAAGGAAACAGTAGTTCTTGATGAGACAAGATTAATGAAATATCTTAATGTTCCTGGAAGAACACAAAGGTATGTTTGGTCATGTATGTATACTTTTAATTCTAATTGTAGAGACTTTTTTGAAGAATATACCTCATTATGTAATTATAAATACCTTTTAGATAAAAGGTGGTATTATTACCCAATGCATGATGAAACTCCATTTAATATTTGTTTATGGAAAAGAAATGCTACTGAAAATTTAGGATTTGCTTTCCTTAACACACATATGCTTAACTCAGTAAAATTGACTGAAGAAAATATAATTAAAGAACAAAGTCTTAGCACCCATTTGGATTCAATGGGTACGAGTTGGGAATACATTCATGACTCAGAACAGATTATTGCATATCATGGATTTAAAGAAAAAGAAGGTATAGATGAAACTTTAAATTACCTACTAAATGGATACCAATAAACAAGGAATAATAATACAAGGACCTACAGACTTTCATCACGAAGAAATTGCTAACTTCTATTCTCAATTTAATAATGTGGTGTGGTCAACATGGAAAGATGAGCCTAAAAAACACTTAGATTACATAAGAAGCATGGGGATAACTTTAATCCTTAGCTATAAACCAGATTATTCTGGATATTTAAATGTTAATCTGCAATGTAAATCAACTTTAAACGGTATAAAGTATTTTAAAGATAGAGGATTTTCGGAAGTTATAAAAGTAAGAAGTGATGTTTTATTTTGGGGTATAGAACGTGTACTAGATAAATTAAAAGAAAAAGATATTTCTTTCATTACTATACATAACCCTAAATCTCTTCCTTTTCTTGCTTATCATTTGGATTATTACCACCATGGTTGGGATTTTCCATGTGATTATGTTATTCATGGTAATATAGATACTATGTATAAAGTATTTGATTACTATGCAGAACAAAATTTTCCTATCCCTCCTGAATCTATTCTTTTAAAAAATTATTTAACATATAGAAATATAGAACCTAATTTTAATTTTGATCATCTTGTTAAAAATGGTATTTATTTTTTTAATCAAGATTGTGTAGAAAATAATGCTTCTATTATATTAACTAAAAAAAATCCAAGACGAAATTTAACATACGATATTACTGAATTAGAATCCCATTTTTATATCTACAAATAAATAAAATGAAATTATTAAATATAAACTTTGATAAATCTGAATGCAAATTTTATTTTGATTACACACATGATATAGATTTATCTGGGAGTATAGTAGTATCTGATTTGCATTTAGATTGTTCTTACTTTGAATGGGAAAATATTTTATTTTCCAAAGGATTTAGTTGTTGGATAATTCCTTTTAGCCCTAAATTACAAAACATAATTTTTCAAAACAATAAATTCCCAGGATTTTGTGTTAAAGTGTATGGGCCTAATAAAAGATTATTACAAGTTAATAAATTTGTAATAAATGATGTTGATCCTTTAATAAAAAGACCATATAGTACTCCTACACACGATGCTGTTGGACCATCATATGTTGATTTTTTCTTTGGTGATTTATGTGAAGGGATAGATACAAAAGGTGTTGTGATAGATGCTGGTGCTAATGTAGGATTTTTTACATTATTTGCTAAGGAAAACGGAGCTACAAGAGTATATAGTATAGAACCAGATCCTTTACCTTATAATTTTTTAGAATCCAATTATAAACACGACCCTTCAGTTATCACTATAAATAAGGTATTAAGTCATAAAAATGAACCTGTTGATTTTAATATAGTATTAGTAAACTCAGTAGGTAGTGTTATGAGTGAGCATAGAATAAAAGATGATAATGTATTTTCTACCAAAATAGATTCAATATCTTTACATAATATATTAAATATAGAACCAACAATTAATCTTTTAAAGTTAGATATTGAAGGAGCTGAATATGATGTATTAGATAATTTAGATAGTAGTTATTTTAAAAATATAAATCAGTTTTTTATTGAATTTCATAAAGACCCTAAACCTATCTTTAATAGACTTATTAATGAAGGATATCAAGTAGAATATAGACATTCAAATGAAAATGATATTGCTGGTTTTATATATGCTAAAAAAATATGAAAATAATTAACGTTACGCCTGGTTTGCTCCCTATTCCTCCTAATGGGTGGGGTGCTGTAGAAAAAATAATTTGGGAAACACATAATGCCTTATTAGAATTAGGCCATGACTCTCAAATTCAATATTTAAATGAAGTAAAAGATTATGATGTAGTTCATATTCATGTTGCTAATTTAGCTAATATGGCACATGAACGAGGCATTCCTTATTATTTTACTATGCATGATCACCATGCTTATTTATATGGTAAAGATTCTCAAGTTTATAAAGAAAATTTATTAGCAATAAAAAATGCTAAAAAAGCATTTGTACCTGCTAAATTTTTAATTGATTATTTTGAAGGAATACCTGAATATTTTTCTCATGGTGTAAATACAAATTATTTTACTCCAGGTGAATATAAAGAACATAAATTGTTGTGTGTAGCTAATAATGGATTTATTCATGATCAAGCTGAAGATAGAAAAGGATTTGGATATGCTATTGAAGCGGCCAAACAACTCAATTTACCTATTACCATAGCTGGCCCTAGCAACAATAAAAACTATTTTAATACATTTCCTTCAGATTACGATAAACTTACTATTCTTTATGATTTAGATGAAGAACAATTAAAAGATCTATATAAAGAACACAGTATATTTGTTCATGCTTCTATTTTGGAGGCAGGACATCCTAATTTAACTTTACTAGAAGCAATGGCTTCAGGTTTACCTGTAATAGGTACATTTGAAGATAATAATAGCTTAGAAGGATTATTAAAGGTGGATAGAGATATAGATCAAATAAAACAGAAAATTAAATACCTAACATCTAATCCAATTAAATATTTAAAATATTCTAAAAAGGCTAAGCAACAAGCCTCAGATTTATCTTGGAAAAATAGAGTAAAAGATTTATTAGGTAAATACGAAATTAATATGAAAGATCAATTAATATCAATTTATAAAACTGAGAGACTAAATAAACCATCAAAACTAAATACACCTAGGTTTAATATTAATTTCATTAATGGTCCTTTTATTGAAATACTAAATTCACCTTATAAAAACCACATAGTAAAGTTTATAAATAAAAATACGGGTGGGATAGAATATTCTCAAAAAGTAGGAAATGACTGTTGGGTTAGAGCAGGTAAACAATATTTTATTGATTGGAAAGTAAAAGTAGAAGATGAAAATGGAAATACAATATTTGAGCATGATTTTAATGTTGAAAATAAAAGAGTATACATTGCTTTAGATTCAAAATCATTAGGTGATACACTAGCTTGGTTCCCTTATGTAGATGAATTTAGAAAAAAACATAACTGCAAAGTTATTTGCTCTACATTCCATAACCATCTATTCCAAGACCAATACCCAGAAATCGAATTTATTAAACCTGGAGAAACAGCAAATGGGTTGTATGCTATGTACACTGTAGGGTGGTTTTATTTTGCTGATGGTAAGATGGATTTGAATAAAAATGTATCTGATTTTAGATGTATACCCTTACAACAAACATCATCTGATATTTTAGGATTAAAATTCAAAGAAGTTGTACCTAAATTAAAAAAACCACTGGTAGCTAAAAAGAAACAAATATCAATAGCAATCCATGGTACAGCACAAGCTAAATATTGGAACAATCCTAAAGGATGGCAAGAAGTAGTTAACTGGTGTAATAATAATGGATATGAAGTAGTTTTATTATCTAAAGAAGAAGATGGATATATGGGTAATATTCATCCTAAAGAAATAAAATACCTTAATTCATATGATTTAGATAATACTATAAAAACCCTATACGAATCAGAATTATTTATTGGTATTAGTAGTGGATTAAGTTGGCTAAGCTGGGCAACTAATACTCCAACAATTGTTATTTCCGGATTCACAGAGCCATATACTGAACCAGAAAGTTGCTACCATTTTAATGCACCTCCTGGTAAATGTAGAGGATGTTTTAATTCACATCAACTAGACGCAGGTGATTGGAACTGGTGTCCTGTGCATAAAGGAACAGATCGCCAATTTGAATGTTCTAAGTTAATAACTTCTGAAAGAGTAATAGAAAAATTAAAAGAAATTTTGGTTGTTTCCTAAAAATACTATATATTTATATACATCAAACAAAAACGAAAATCATGTTAACACTTATCATTGTATTGTTAGTAGCAGCTGCTGTAGCTACTTTCATCCTTACCAAAAAAGGAAAAATTGCTGACACTAACCAAAACCACATCCCAGATGTAGTTGAAGAAAAAGTAGAAGAAGTTACACAAGTTGTTGAAGAACTAGTAGCTACTGTTGAACAAAAAGTAACTAGAAAAGCTAATGCTGCTAAACAAGCCCCAGCTAAAAAACCAGCACCAGCTCCTGCAAAACCTGCTGCTAAAAAAATCGTTAAAAAATCTAAATAATGAGTGAAGAAAAAAAGTTTATATCTGAAGAGGATTTAAATCAAATTAAACTATTTAAAGCTCAACTTAATAATATTGCATTTGCTTTAGGTAAAAATCGTATTGAAAAAGAAAACTTACTTGCTTCATATCGTAATTCTGCTGCTCAAGAGCAGGATTATTATAGCAAACTTTCTATCAAATACGGAGATGGTAGTCTCGACTTAAATACCGGAGAAATAGTTCCGTTCGAAAATGAACAAAATAACTGAGATATTTAAAGCATGGGTAGCTGCGGCTAACCCAACACCTGAAGAACAAACACTGGCTGAATATAGAGCTAGTGTTTGTGATTCATGCGATAAAAAAACTCACGTATCTGCAATCAATTCATTTATATGTGGTGAATGTGGATGTCCACTAAGTAAAAAAGTATTTAGCCCAAAACCGGGTCCTGAAGCTTGCCCATTAGCTAAATGGGAAAAATAAAAAATGTTATGGCACAACTTACACAAGAAGAATTACAGTCAGTTAAAGATTTACAGTCAAAGTACAACCAAACTTTATTTGAAATTGGTGTAGCGGAAGCGCAACGCTTAGCATTATTAGAACAGGTTGAAAAACTTGAAAATAACAAAAAAGCATTACTAGGTGATTTAGCTACAATTGAACAAAAAGAAAATGAACTAACTAAATCCCTCCAGGAAAAGTACGGTACTGGCTCAATTAATCCAGAAACGGGAGAGATCACATCTATTCAGTAATAGTTCCGCGTTTTGTAACGGTTTTTGAATATTTATCGATAGGTCAATCTTATTAAATTTTTTAAAAACAAATATACAAAATGGCAGAAGCAATTTTATCTCCTGGTGTATTCCAAAATGAATCAGACCAATCTCTGGTTCAAAGAGGCATTGTAGGCTCGGCAACAGCTATTGTTGGTCCAACTGTATTGGGTCAACCATACATTCCTACCTATATTACTTCATATAGTGAATACGTAGCAAAATTTGGAGAAACGTTTAAAAGTGGTAGTTATTACTACGAATATTTTACATCATTAGCCGCTAAAGATTTCTTTCAAAACGGTGGCCAGACATTATTAGTAACTAGAATTATTAGTGGCTCAGGTTATAGCACATATGCAAGCGCTACTGTAACTAGTGTTGCTACTGGTACTTCATTTGAACTTGAGACATTAGCTTGGGGTGATCAAATGAATAACACTTCTAGTATAGTAAGTGGTGCTTTAGCAAGTGGTAGTGCAACTAACGTTCGTTGGGAAATTATCAATGTACAAACAGGAAGTGGTATCTTTAGTTTAGGTGTTCGCGCTGGTAATGATAATGATGCTCAAAAGAATTATTTAGAAACATGGCCTAATTTATCATTAGACCCAATGTTACCTAACTTTATTTCTCGTGTAATTGGTGATCTAAAACCAGTATACGATGCTACAAATAATGTTATTAACTATACTGGCTCTTATACTAATGCTTCTCAATTCGTTCGTGTTAAATCTGTAACTGGTGTTCAACCAGATTCATTTGATAATAATGGTAACTACAAGGCTACTCAATACAGTGGTAGTTTACCAGCTGCTGGAAGTGGTTCATTTGGTGGTTCATTTAGTGGTGGTGTTGCTGCAACAACTGCTACTCAAAACATGGGTGAGACTATCACAGCAGGTAATATTCAAGGATTTAGTGGTGTTGATTACGTAGAAGCTTTCCAATTATTGAATAATAAAGATGAATTCCAATTCAACGTATTATTAGCTCCTGGTTTAACTCTTGACACAACTGGAAACGCAGTATCAACTATGATTGCTACTTGTGAAGACAGAGGTGATGCAATTGCAATTGTTGATACTAAATTATATAGTGCTGCTGTAGCAAGTGCTGCTACTGCTGCTCAAGGTCAATCAAGTAACTACGCTGCAACATATTACCCTTGGATTCAATTATATAGTTCAGGATTAGGTAAAGCAGTTTGGGCTCCGGCTTCAACAGTAATTGGTGGTGTATTCGCATTTAACGACCAAGTAGGAGCTGAATGGTTCGCTCCAGCAGGTCTAAACCGTGGTGGTGTTCCAGCAGTATTGCGTGCTGAAAGAAAATTATCTCAAGCAGATCGTGATACATTATACAATGCAAATGTTAACCCATTAGCTACATTCCCTGGTGAAGGTGTTGTAGTATTTGGTCAGAAAACATTACAGAAAAAATCAACAGCACTTGATCGCGTAAACGTTCGTCGTTTATTGATTGCATTGAAAAATTATATAGGTCAAGTAGGTAATAACTTGGTATTTGAACAAAATACAAATGTAACTCGTAACAGATTCTTATCTCAAGTTAATCCATATCTTGAATCAGTAGTACAACGTCAAGGTTTATATGCTTACAAGGTAGTAATGGACGATTCTAATAACACACCTGATGTAATCGATCGTAACCAATTAGTAGGTCAGATCTATATCCAACCAACTAAAACTGCTGAATTCATTATCTTGAACTTTAACGTACAACCAACTGGAGCTTCATTCCCTGCATAGGGAATGTAGCTACTAATATTTATTAATAGCAAATAAACACAACATAAAATGGCAGTATTAGACGCAAACGAAATAATGTTTACCGCCTTTGAACCAAAGGTAGCCAATCGTTTTATTATGTATATTGATGGAATTCCATCATACTTGATTAAGAAAGCATCGGCTCCTGGATTTGAAGCTAATATGATTAAACTTGATCACATCAATGTTTACCGTAAAATTAAAGGTAAAGTTGAATGGAACGATATGACTTTAGAATTATACGATCCCGTAACTCCATCTGGTGCACAAGCAGTTTC